TTATACCCTTAACTAGAGATACCGCAAAAAAAAGTGTAGGTATTATAGATAAAACAAAACAACAAACTCAAAAACTTTTAGGTTTAGCTAGACCAGGTGCTGTAAAATTAGCTAAACAAAAACAAGAAGGTGACATTGACCTTTATAAAAATTTAGTAAACTATACATATCAAACTGTATTAGCTGGTGATAGAAACAGAGCTAAGATAGCTTTCTATGATATGATTAATAAAGCTGAAAAGTTAGGTAGAATTGAAAAGGGTAGTGTTGTTTCTTTAGTAACTGCTAATCAAAGAGCAAAGTTTGAAAATATACCAATAGAAAGAGTTAAAGCTGCTTACACAAAAGCAGGTGCAAAGTTTGATCCAGACAGAGATATTATACCTAAAGTTGGTGCAAAAAGAAAAAATCAATTAGATAATATAAATAGTTTAGACGTATTAACTTTTTCAAATACATTTAGAAGAAGTGGAGATGCAGCTTCAGATATTGCAGATATAGTTTACAGAAATGGTAAATCTGAAATTTATGAAATAAAAGATCCTGGATTAGCAGAAGCATTTAAAGGATTAGGTGATGCTGGTGCAGATAGAATATTAAATATGTTTGGAGACAATGGTATATTCTCTAGATATGCAAGATTTGCTTCAGCAGCAATTACATATTCACCACCATTTGTAGCATTTAACATAATTAGAGATACTTTAGCAGGAACTATAAACTCTGCATTTGGTATAGGTAGTTCTGCATTACCAGGAAAAGTTGGATTTGTTCCAGGATTTACAAGTGTTAAAGGTTTAGTATCATCTTTTAGACAAACACATCAATACAAAAAAGCATTACTAGATGGGTTAGGGTACTCTTCTAGATCTCAAGCTGTTGATCAAACACCTCGTAATATAAAAGCATTAGTAGATAATGGTAGTAAATTAGGTGTGCTTAAATCAACAACTGATTACTATAAAAATAGTTTAGCAAGATTGTTTTTAAGACCAGCAGGATTTGGTGCTAATCAATACAAAAGATTAGTTCAAGCTGCTGAGTATGGAACCCGTATGGGTGAATATCAATTAGCTAAAGCTGCAGGATTTAGTGATATAGGTGCTTCATTTGCTGGTAGAGAAGTATCTACAGATTTTGGTATGAGAGGATCTAGTGTTACTATGAATGCAATTAGTAGAAATACTATGTTCTTTAATGCTAGTATTCAAGGTTTATATAGAACTAGTAGAGTATTTTTTGAACAACCTAAAAGGGCAGCAGCATTAGTTGCTGCAACTATTGTAGCCCCAGAGATAGCTTTATATCATATCAATGGTAGGCATAAAGAATTTGCACAAGTACCTGATCAAGTTAAACAATTAAACTATTTAATACCTAACTATACAACTAATGAACAGGGTGAAAGAGTTTTAGATAAAGACTTACCATTCTACGCAATACCAAAACCATATGATTTAGGATTTTTTGCAAATCTTGCTGTAGGTTTATTAGATGGAATGTATAAAAAAAGTGATGGTGTTACGGCAAAATACGTAGCTGAATCATTTTCTTTAATTACACCAGGTATGCCAATACCATCAGGGGTTAGACCTTTTATTGAAATGATGTTCAATAAAAATTTTTATTCTGGTGCACCCGTAATTGGTATGTATGAAATGAGAAAATTAAATGAGTTACAAGTTAGGCCATCAACTAGAAAAATTGCAGTAGAAATGGCTAATGGTGCAAGTAACATATTTAATTTTGTTGCACGTAGTAAAGAGGGATCACTTAAACCAACTATGAGTCCTATAATTATGGACTATGTACTAGGTGCTTACCTTACAGGTTTAGCACAATATCCTGTAGATATATTAAGTAATGTATTAGAAAAGAAAGCACCTGAAAAAGGTGGGTTTAAATCTAGACCAACTAAAAGAGAAGATGAGGCAGACTTATCTAGTTTTGAAAATGCAATAAGTATTGTAACTAGAAGATTTAAAGTAGCTGGACCAATAAAAAATTCACAGTATCACAAAGACTGGCAAAAGTTAATTCAGAGAGCTAAAAAACTAAAACAAGTTGACTTCACTCAAATGGATTTAGAAAAAAGAAATGAAACATCTATCATAGGTTTAGGTTTAAGAGTGCTAGAAAAAATTGATGAAGGTATTCCTGCGGGTGTTGAAGAAGAAGTTTTAGTATTTTCTAAACTATCTCCAATATTAAAAGAAGTAGAGTCAAGATTAAGAAAATCTAGAGAAGAAAGAAATAAAATTGCAGCATTACCTGGGGATCCAGATATTAAAAGAGAACAATTAGATTTATTAATTGGTTATGAAAATCAATTACTGCAAGCAACTATAGAAAGTTTAGCTGATATGGAAATAGATTTTATATTAGATGAAACATACACAGATAAAGTTAAAGAGTTGGGTGTGATAAAAGGAACTTTATTTCAGTTTATATTTGGCGATATAGAAGATTCTATAAAGAAAAATCCAGCAAGAAAAAATAAATTTGATAATTAAAATTTTATTAGTAATAATAATTATGAGTATAACAGATCAAACAAATAGCATGATTCAAAAAAATTCTTTATTTGATAAGGAGTTTTTAGATTATATTAAAAATGCAGAAAATGATGTATTATATACTAAAGGAAAAAATATAAGACATAAATCAGAAGAAGGTGGTTTAGACACTGTAGGTTATGGTCATAAATTAACAAAAACAGAAAATGCAATGGGTCAGGTATATGGTTATAAATTAGATACTTTAACTGAAGAACAAGCTAATGCTATATTACTTGAAGATTTAAAAAACAAAAATCAAATACTAATTAATAAACTTGGAACATCTTATACAAATCTAGACCCAAAAAGAAAACAAATGCTACTAGATATAGAGTTTAATGTAAAAAAAGGTATAGATGCATTTCCTAAATTTAAAGAAGGCGTATTACAAAATAAAATTGATGTTATGAAAAAAGAATATGAGAGAAAATTTACTGATAGTAAAGGTGTAACAAAACCTTTGACTAGAAGAAATGAATTATTTAGTAATTTTTTCTTTGGTAAGAATTAATGGCTAAGCAACCCAAAACAACCAGTGAACACCTTATATCAATATACGGATATATAACAGGGTTAAAAAGGGAAGTCAGCAGTATAAAAAATAATCATCTTAAACATATACACGAAGATATAGATAAATTACACAGCAAGATAGACAAAGTATTATATGCTATACTTGGTGGTTTAAGTGCAACAATACTAACATTAATAGGGTTATTCTATTAAGGGAGAAATAATATGGAAAATATTAAAAATAAAATAAAAGAATTATGGGATAAACACTACCACTGCGTCATATGTGCAGTTGCAGGTTTTATCCTAGGTGCTATAATAATATAATATAGGAGTATACAATGCCTTTTGAAATGATAACAATGCTTGGATCTACTGTACTAGGTGGAGTCATGAGTATATGGTCACAAAGCATAAAAGCTAAACAAGCAGAACAAAAAATGCTATTGGCAAGAGCAGACAAACAAGCTAAATTATTTAAAGAAGCTAGAGAGTATGAGAATCCTGGATTCCAATGGACTAGAAGAATTATAGCTTTAACTGCTGTATTTGCTATAATTTTATTCCCTAAACTATTACCTTTAATAGACCCAGAAGCAAATGTAATCGTAGGTTACTTAGAATTTAAACCTGGATTTTTATTTTGGGAAGGTAAAGATGTATTAAAATGGGAATATCTATCTGCTAGAGGACTAGTAATTACACCACTAGATACTAATTTAGTATCGGCAATTATTGGTCTTTACTTTGGTGGTTCTTTAGTAAAGAAATAGATGTCTAAACCTGAGTATCAGGATATCATAAACGAGTATAAAGAACAGGTCAGAATCCTCAAACAGGAGGTTGCTGAGTTGCAAGATGCTGGCAAGTCTAAAGACAATGCCAGTAAACGTACACTGCAGAAACTAGAGCATGTAACCACAGATCTAGAAGAAGCCAATAAAAAAATAAAAGAATTGGAGAACAATCATGATAAAAAAAATAAAAAATCTATGGGATAAATTTGTAGACTGGTTATTTTCAGGATACGACAAGTGAAGTTTGCATTAGCATTTTTACTATGTTCGTCTATAGCGGAGACGTGTTTGCCTCCACATGTTTATCATTTAAAATTTGATAACGAATACGAATGTATGGTAGCTGGATATAAAGAATCATTAAAAAAAATAGTAGAAATAGGACCTGAAGATGTTAATACACATTCAATGTATATTAAATTTGGGTGCTACCCTGTAGTAACAGAAACAGATACTTAAATATGAAAAAAAGAATAGAAGTAAGTTCTGAATCTGGGATTAGCATGCCCATTAAGAATTTGATTTCGATAGTTGGGGCTGTAGCGGTTGGAGTATGGGCATATTTTGGTGTAGTAGAAAGACTTAATCGACTTGAGTCTGATAACAGATTAATGCACAAAGATCTAGAGAAGGCTGTAGAGTTTTCTATTAAATGGCCTAGAGGTGAACTTGGCTCATTACCTGCAGATGCAGAACAATTTTTGCTTATTGAGGATGCTCTGAAAGATATAGAGGACATACAGGAAGAACTTAAGGAAAGTAGACATAACGCTACAAACATATCGAGATTACAAAAAGATGTAGATAGATTAATGAATGAATTAGAAAAATTAAAAGATAAAGTTAGGGAGAATGGCAGTCATGGTTGAGGTAGTAGTAGCATTAATATTAACATTAAATGGTAATATGATAGAGCATGTTTATAAAGACAAGATGAGTTCATGCCTCAAATCTAAGAGGATTGCTATGAGGGAGGTAAACCCAGACCGTGTAGTATTTACTTGTAAAAAAGTAAAAGCAGAAACAGAAATATATATGGGTCAAAAAAAAATATTAAAGATAATAAAATAATATGTATTTAAACGCTAATATACCCCCAATAGAATGTTATGTTCGTGGTAACTATCTAAGAGATCAAAAAGATTCACACGATAAATACTTTGAATGTGTTGTATTTGGATTTACATCTATACCTAAACAAGTACCTTTGTTTCATTATATGATGACAGATGGTGGTATATGGTGGAGAGCACCTATATCAGCATTTTGTAAGAAACCAAATACAAAAGAATTACACCTAAATGAATTAATGTTATGGGATTCATTTAGCTATAATGTAAGTGTTACTAGATTTTATCAATTACAAGGTTGTAAAATGATATATACATCTAGAAGAAAAAAAC